AGCAACGCATGCAAGCCGCAAATTACAAGCGATAAGGAAGCGATATGAACGCAACCTGTCGCACTGCCAATCACACCAGCCAATACACCCGCTATGCAAAGACGGACACAACCAACGCTCTTACCTATCAAACACGCCACATTGTCTGCGTGACGATTTCCCTGACGCACCTTGGCCTTGGTGGCTAGATGAGCAAGGAACCCCAATAAAACAGGAGGCGAAATGAACAAACGACTAAAAGAGTTAATTCTTGAGGCAGGGTTTCCTAAGTTTGACGAGATGTATGTAGTGTCCGATGGCAAAGAGCTCGAAAGATTTGCTAAGTTGATTGTTAAAGAATGTGTAGATATTTGCTACGAAATTGATAAAGACTATGCGGGTGAAGATGTATTGGCGACTTGGTGCGCCGATGAAATTAGAAAACGTTTTGGAGTAAATAATGAATGACCCAAGCGAACAATGCAACCCCGACCTTGAAGCAGAACCGTGGAATCCAGACGACATGGCGTACCGACCAGATGGGCTGACAGTAGACCAGACATTAAACAAATGTCTATGATAGAAGCAAAACTAAAGGAGAAAAATCAATGAACCGCTTACACTTTATTGGCAACGTAGTTTTTATTAACGTCTTCGCGTGGGTCGTGACCCTTGTTGCATTTATTAACTAGGAGCGGGAATGACAACACTTACGAAACTGATCACTTTTAAATATATAAATGCATGAAACCTGCTGAATTTGTCCCAAAGATGAACCAACGCATGACGGAACTGCTTCAGCAGCGCCACGCACTGGGTCGCGAGGACTTGGAGTATGTCGCGATTGCAATTGAGAAACTCAAAGATGCTCGTTTAAGGGGCTGTATCGCTGATTTGATAGGGTGGGGTGACGAAGAACGTGCAGAAGTTGAAACTTTTGTTGCGATTGCTTTAGAAGTATTTAAGACGGTAAACCCTAGCAAACTCAGGTCGGCAGCACGGGTCGTGGAAATCAGGAGTCTAATTAAGGAGAAGAACACATGACCATCTTCCGCAATAAAATCCAATGCAACGAATGTGGTGACATCATTGAAAGTACCTACCGCCATGACTTTGTGTGGTGCAAGTGTAAGAGCTGTGCAGTGGACGGCGGCAAGGCATACTTGAAGCGTAATTACAAGACTGAAGGTTGCTACACCGAGCTTAGTGAAGTTGTGGAGGATGCCATTGAAACCCCAGAGGAGAAGAAAGAATCATGATTAAAGAAAATGAAATGACCCCACTCATTACAAAGATCAAAGCCCTCGATCCGCGGATCTTGTTGGCTGATGGGTATGACGATTGCCTTGTGGGCGTGACACTCAGAGGGCAAGAGTGGGTGGCATTGTATGACGCATCACGGATCGTGGAGAAGTTGGCATTAGACATGGATTACGTGGATGCCATGGAGTACTTTGATTTCAACATCCAAGGCGCTTACCTGGGGGAAAAGACCCCTATATTTATCTCTATGGATCAAGATATTGATGACCTTGAAGAGCCTGACCTTACCCACATGGAATTAAGATGAACCAACCCCAATTTAGATGGACGCCCGAGCAAGAGACAGTACTTAGGCTTCGCTACCCCCATACATCGACCAGAGAGCTTGCTGAGTACTTTGGCACGACAAGGCGGGTGGTTTACGCAAAAGCCTGCAAGATGAAACTTAATAAAACCCGTGAATACATGGAAAAGCAAGGGTACTTTTACAAAGACAAGACCAGAGAACAACATACAGGAGCAACATGGACAAAAGTTTAAAGGATATTTTAAACAGTACTTTTACTTTGTATAACAGCGCCAGCACCCGTAACAGCGCCAGTGAACCTGTTGGATTTAATATAGGAAACGAGATGAACGCAAACGACAAGCAGATAGGTGGTCAACACTACCAGCAGTCCATACAACCTTGGGATTACATCATCGCAAACCAGTTGGGCTACTTAGAGGGTAACGTCATTAAGTACGTTACTCGCCACAAAAGCAAGGGCGGGCGTGCGGACATACTGAAAGCAATCCACTATCTTGAGAAAATACTTGAGGTGGATTATGAGGTGGAGGAATGAAATATCTATCAGTATGCTCAGGCATAGAAGCCGCAACCGTTGCGTGGCATCAATTGGGGTTTAAACCTGTTGGGTTTAGCGAAATAGAGAAATTTCCAAGCCAAGTATTAACACATCACTACCCAAACGTTAACAACTATGGTGACATGACAAAATATAAGGAGTGGGACATTGGAACAATTGACATTTTGGTCGGAGGAACG